TGATCAATGGTTTTGTCATTGGAAGCCTATGGGAGTCCATTCGTGAATGTGCTGATCGAGGTAATCAATCAGCTGGTTTACTGGAGCGTTGAGTGGGGGATGTTGATCCCCATGTTCTACTTCAAATTCAGCAATGCATTCTGCAGGACCAAATTCTGCTGGATGTGCCAGGTCTGTTGGATACAGTCTGGCTGGCAAGGTTTGCACAACATCTTCAATCCATGCACGAACTTCATAGGTAGTAGAGGATGATTGGAGCGGGGAGAGCCCCTGCATTTCTGCACAGGGCTCAATGGAAACAACGCGGATAATGTCAGACATTGGTTGCACAGCTATGGCAGATAGCAACCTTTTGGGTCAAGCGGAGAGGAACCCAGTCCCTTCCACCGTTAAAAGATTGCCCCTGCGGATCAGAGACAATGGTGATGGAGCGGGAGGCGTAAAGATCTCCTTTGTTGATTTCAGCGCCACAATTGTGGCAAACGCGATATTCGCGTGAACGTTTGAGTTTCATCGTTTGATTGATTTGAGGATGATGGAGCTGATTTCTTTAATCTGTTCAGTGTCGTCATTGTCCTGGGCTTGCTCTAGGAGTCGCTCCAGAGCCTGTATCGCTTTAACTCTTGTGGAGTTAAGTGGCGAATTATCCCACGGTTCCTCTTGGTTGGCGATGAAAGCAGAGTAGAAACGATAAGAAGAGGATCTGGGAACACCGTGGTCAGCCACCAGGATCTCAATGATCTCCTTGCGGCTGAGACCTTCTGAATGCAGAGAGGCAATGACATTGGTTGCTTCTTGCCGGATGATGCGTGCCTGTTCATTTTGATCCATTCTCAGTGAGAATTCTCAGTGGTGCGGATATGATCCGTCAGGATCTGCAGGAATCTTTCTTGTGTGGAGCGCGTGCAATTGGGCAGGTAAGCCGCCACAGCGTCGTTTATGGCATCTGTGCCGCCATAGATGTTGACGCTGTCTCCAGAGCCATCAGTGGCCCATATAGAGCCATGATCAAGTTTGATAGAGCGATGTTCACTCAGTTGAAATCTGGTCACAGTGGTCTGATGCATGATTAAGTAGGGTTTGATTGGAGCGGAGCCCGCCCGAGGCTTGACTCCACTTGTAGAATCTTACAGGAACAACCATTCAAGGGCAAGCGATCCATTCATGACCAAGCCAGCATCCACTAAAACCGTTCATTTTTGCCCCGATGAATGGCAGATCCTTTTAGAAGCCGTCCATTCGTACAAAAGTACTAATGATGGTCGCAAGGTTGCTGGCCGCCTAAATTGGATCCGATCAAAACTAATGGAGTGTAAAGGTGAAAACTGTCTGATTCGTCTTGCGCCATAAAAAAACCCGCTCAATGGCGGGCTTATCTCTTCAACAGCCTGAAGCGTTGAAGCTGTAAAAATCGCGCAAGGTCCATTCACGGTCACCCTTACGGGTGCTAATCATTGGGACGTGGCGTTTCGTATAAAACGGCCTAACGCCGCAGAACTGCAACGCCAGAGCATTCAACCGGCTGAATGTGGTGCGGCTGAACCAGCGATCGTCTGAACCTCCATAGAATTCCAGGCACTTATCGAAACGGTTCAACGTTGCGATATGGTTCCCGTGAAGAAAAACCATTGCGTGAGGGCCTTTAATCTCCACTCTCGTGTTGGCTTTCCTCCATTCATGATGGTTCCACACTGCGGCCACCATTTCGGATTCGATTTTTCGCATGATGAAAAAGACCCGGCATTGAGCCGGGTGTGATTAGTGCAACAAGTCAGATAGTCCGAGATCTTCCCAAGGCTTCTTAGCCGTAGCCTTTACACCTGGGTCGATCCCGTACAAAGTGCTGTTCAACCGGAGCCAATCGCAGACCTTTAAAATCTCCGCTTTGAACTCTTCCGTTGTGTCGCACTGGGTCGTCAAACAGTCGCCTTCTATGTAGCTAAACAAAACGAGACGGGCAGGATCTGCCCAGTTCCCGTAATAACTAGCGTCCATAGCGGAGTCGATTGTGGCGAATCCTTTGGAAAACAACATTCGATCGTACAGATAACGATCGGCCTCTACAAACTCCTTAGTGCGTTGAATAGTCATATCAGCGCACCACGCGAACGTAGTTCTGACTGTTGCTGTGCTGTTGCATCGGCTCAGTCATCGCTGTCTGAATTACTGCAACGCCAAAACTACCGGCGGCAACATAAACCGCCAGCCATTGCCAAAACGTCATGAGTTGATCGGTAGGGTTGGTTTTTTGCGTTTGCTGAGAGCGTGCCTTGTGGGGCGTGAACCGCTAGGAACAGTTGTTGCCATTGCCAGGGTGAACCCGGTTTGACCGCAAGATCTTGCGATTCGCTCTCAGTTCGATTGTCTAGGTGCGAAAAGAGCGGGACCCGGTCGGTCCTTCCTTCTCTTCTCTTACATTATAGATCATTTTGATTTCACCTGATCCCATCTGACACTAAGAGATATTACAACATTGACGGGGGGCGGCGTTGCAAATGTAGTGCGCATGTACTAAATGCGAGGAACCTCCACATATATCCGTACAACAGCAATCGTGTAATAAAAAAGCCCCCTAGAGTGGGGGCAGGGGTCAAGTTTCCTGGAGCGCTGGAGTCAGTCGTCCTTATTTTCGATGGAGATTTTAAGTTCAGGCGCTTGAACGTTGACGGTTTCAACGGATTCACCGATGACACGTCCAATGGAGTCAAGGACTTGGCTTGCGGTTTGCAGTTGTCCTTTCTTTAGAGCCTGATTAAAGAGTTTGGTACGCATGTGCTGAAGACGCGCCAGCATATTTTCGCGGTCAGCCTTCCAGTCTTCATCAACGATTTTTTTAACGTCTGCCCAATCGCGCCATGCGGTCTGAATTGAGACCTGTTCTTTTTCAGCGTGATCGTAAACAAGCGCTGTAGAGGAGAGTCCTTCAAGCTGACGTTTATAGAGCCGTCGAACGCGGGCTTGCTTAGCTTCAGTCAGTTCGGGCTGCATTACTGTTTCGACCCTGTTTCTTTGGATAATAACTTGCTACAGCCCCTTGTGGAACGGTTTGAGGGGGTAGGGGTTGAAAACCCGTGTAATGTAATAGGCATGAGCACAAAAACAGCACCAATCAGCCTGCGATGGGCACAAGGGCAGGTTTATTCGAGCGAAAAGCGTTTCAGGGTGCTTGTAGCCGGGCGTCGATTTGGGAAATCGTACTTATCTTGCGTGGAATTGGTGCGTGGAGCGATTGAGAAGCCAGGGGAGACATTTTTTTATTGTGCTCCGACGTATCGGATGGCAAAGGATATTGCGTGGCGAGCCTTAAAAAAGCTAGTACCAAAGGTCTGGATCAAGACTAAGAACGAGACGGACCTGAGGATCGAATTAATCAACGGTTCAACCATTGAATTGAAGGGTACTGAGAATGCAATGGCGCTTAGGGGGCGAAGTTTATCGGGTGTAGTGCTTGATGAGGCAGCATTTATGGATGCGGAGGTATGGTTTGAAGTAATCCGACCAGCTTTAGCGGATAAGGAGGGTTGGGCGTTATTTATTTCAACACCAGACGGTACAGCTAGTTGGTTTTATGACTTGTGGTGTTATGTGCCAGAGGATGAGACAGGAGATTGGCAGCGATGGTGTTATACGACGATTGAAGGCGGCAATGTCAGCAAGCATGAGGTCGAAGCAGCGCGTGCCCAACTAGATTCTCGAACGTTCCGCCAAGAATTTGAAGCGTCCTTCGAGAATCTGACTGGTTTAGTAGCCGTCAGCTTTTCAGATGACAACATTTCACCAGAAGCGCGAGATATATCGATTCAACCATTGCTATTGGGCGTTGACTTCAACGTCGATCCAATGAGCGGTATTTGCGCAGTAAAAGACGGTGAAACGCTTTATGTCTTCGATGAGATCATGTTGACAGGTGGAGCGACCACATGGGATTTTGCGGAGGAGGTTACACGTCGATATGGAGTAGATCGACGGGTTATCGCGTGTCCTGACCCAACAGGTGGAGCGCGAAAGACGAGTGGAGTTGGCGTAACGGACCATGCAATTCTTAGACGCAGTGGTTTTACGGTTCAGAGTCCGCGATCACCGTGGAAAATCCGGGACAAGATTACAGCAGTCAACACAGGTTTAATGGATGCTTCTGGAGCGCGACGAGTCAAGATTCATCCGCGATGTAAGGAGTTGATCAAATCACTTCGGACGTTGACGTATGCGCCTGGGACTGGGCTACCAAATAAAAATTTAGGAGTGGACCATGCGTTTGATGCTTTTGGATATTTAGTGCTACAGCAGTTTAATCTTGCGAAACCGGAGACACTGGGCGCAACTTCGTACCGTCTCTACTAAGATACTTAGGTACTCTGTAAAGAGCACAGATGCCACCCTGCAGCGGATCAGGGGTAAGGAATGCAGGTGCGTGAGCCGGTTCTAGTCCGCAACCATTTGGGGCGTTAGACTGGGGTTGTTGTTGCATTTTGGATTATGCCTGGTCATTACGGAGCTGGTGGCAAGAAGAAAAGCACTAAGAAGGGTACGAAGAAAGGTTCAAAGAAGATGTAATGGCAGAGCGTAAATTCCGCAAAACCCGCAAAGATCCCAAGACTGGGGTAGCACAGAAGTATCTTTCTGGCTCTAAAAATCGAGCCGCCAAGGCGGCAGAGATCAAGGAGACTGCCAAAAAGTACAAGCGGGGTGAGAATATCGACGTTAAAGCCGTTAGCCGTTCTAGGAGTCAACAGGATGCCAGCAAAGCCACTAAACGAAAAAACAAAAAAGGCCCTAAAAGAAAAAGCTGAAGGCACCCGTTTTACTTACGGAGAGCTTGCGCAGGTTTATCGTCGCGGTCAAGGCGCATACCTATCTAGCGGCTCTCGTAACGTTTCTATGGCTGCTTGGGCAATGGGGCGTGTCAACAGTTATATGTCAGGTAAAGGCGGAGCCCGTAAAGCAGACGCCGACATCTACAAAAAATCTCGTGGGAGGAAGTAATGGCTGACGTTGGTATTACGAACACTGACCGTTTTACTAACACGGTCGAGTTTACTGGCAGCAGCATGAGTTCAGTCGATGACTGGCTTCAAGTTCATGCACACTCTAGTGAATACTCTTTTGCGGCAAATGTAACAAGTAGTGGCAACTTCACTCTTGCATTAGAGGCAAATTTTAACGGTAACGGTAACTGGTTTACGATTGACACCAGTAAGACCATTAATGAAGCAGGCCAATACGTTTATTTTTATACAGGGAAGGCCGCAACGCTAATCAGGATGCGAATTGCGTCCATTTCATCTGGAACGGTGGCTTTAACGCCGCATATTGTCGTGGCTTACCACGGTTAAAGGGTTAGACTGAGCGTTATAGACCCTTCTTATGTCTACTCATGGCCATCCTTCGCGGAGAGCAGGGTGCCGTTCAGTTTGACGCTGCTGGCTCATCCAACGCCACTATTGTTGGCACTCGTAGCTGGACGCTGAACATCACCAAAGACACGTTGGACGTTACTGATCACGGTGACACCGCTCGTGCATTTGTTGGCAGCTTGGTATCAGGCTCTGGCACGGTTGAGCTGGTTTACGATCCAGACGCCACTGGTCAAGCAGCTTTTATTGAAGATGTGTTGACTACTGCAGACACTGCAGACGCCACATTTGAGCTGTTTACGACCGGCACCACCTCTGGTACTGACAGCGTGAGCTTTGCGGGAATTATCACCAGCATGGATATTGCATCCACTGTTGGCGATTTGGTTGTTGCCACCTGCAACTTCATCACCAGTGGCGCCATCACTTCCAACCTTGAGTAAGGGTTGACTTAATGGCCAAGATCGAGCGTGGTGGCCACACATTTGATGGCTACAACAAACCGATTAGTACCCCTGGTCATTCCAGTGGTAAATCCCATGCTGTTGTCATCAAAGACAACGGCAAGGATCGGTTAATTCGATTTGGCCAGCAGGGTGCCAAAACAGCAGGCAAGCCAAAAGCTGGTGAAAGCGAGGCAATGAAAAAGAAACGTGCTGCTTTTAAGAAGCGCCACGC